ATTCCAAGCAAATCAGTTTATTTTCCAAATCATGGATTAAAAACTGGAGATGAGTTAATATATTCTTCCAATGGAGGATCTACCATACAAGTCTCTATAAATGGATCTTCAAATTTTTCTTTATCCAATAATACAAAACTTTTTGTAGCAAAGATTTCTGATGATATTATAGGAGTTTCGACGGTTAAGGTAGGAATTGGTAGTACAGGTGGATTTGTTGGGATTACTAGTGCAACAAAAAATTCTACAACTTTGTATTTTTCTGGTATAGGAACTGGAACTAATCATAGTTTTAAAACCAATTATGAAAAAATATATGGAACGGTGTCAAAAAATGTTGTTACTGTATCCACATCAAGCACTCATGGATTAACAACTAATGACATAGTATCCATAGATGTAAATCCAAAGACATCAACATCAGTAATTGTAAAATATGATGATCAAAAAAGAAGAGTTATTATAAATCCAAAGAATTTTATATCTTCAGGAGTTAGTACTTTGAATAGTACTATTACTATTGATGATCACAGATTTGTCACAGGGCAAAAAATAATTTACAAAACAGATACCTCAACACAAAATTTAACCAATAATGAAATTTATTACATTTTAGTTTTAGATGAAAATACTATAAAATTATGTGATTCTTATTATGACTCTATTTCTCCAGACCCAAAAACAATAAAAATAACTTCTGTTTCTAATGGATCGATTTCCCCAATTAATCCGTTAATAAAATTATATAAAGAATCTGATGTTACTTTTGATTTATCGGATTCTTCTCTAGCATATACAGCAAATAACAATCAATATTCAGCCTTTAAATTTGAACTTTATACTGACCCATATTTTAAAAATGTTTTCAATAAAACAGAAGAATATGAAGAATTTAATATTATTCAAGAAGGAACTGTTGGAATTAGTCAGAATGCAAAGGTCATTTTAAACATAAAGAGTGATTTTCCTGACAAATTATATTATCGATTAGTTCCAGTATTTACTGATGGAATTGTTTATCCAGAAAATAAAAGAGAAATTATAGTTGATAATTTATTAATAGAGTCAAATAATACCTTAGATTTATTGAGAAGTGGTTATATAGGAAATTACCCCGTTTTTGTTGGTGTTGGTTCTACTTCTTCTTTCGAGTACTTATTACCCAATAAACCAGAGGTTGTTTCGTATTCATCAACAATATCATCATTAAGTTATAGTACAAATTCTATCAGTGCTTTTGGTCCCATTTCAGAGATAAAGGTAGTTGATCCTGGGAAAAATTATTACTCTTTACCAAGAATTTCGAAAATAAATTCAATTAATGGAAAAGATGCTTTATTGGAAGGTTTTAGTGAGTCTATTGGAAAAATAAAAGGATATAAAATTAATAATATAGGATTTGATTTTTCTTCTGATACCACTTTAGTGCCAAAAAATTATCCTATACTAGTAGTAAAATTAGAATCTTTATATTCTATCGATACAATAACAGTTTCCTCCTTTGGAATAAATTATAATACTCCACCAAAATTGTTAGCAATAGATAGCAAAACTAATGAAGTTATACAAGATTTGGATTTGGAGTATTCCCTAAACAACACTGTCGTAAAAATAGTAAAAAATACTTCTACTTTGAGTGGGTTGATTCCAAAAATAATACCAATAGAAAATAACAATGGATTTAAAATAAACTCCATAGAGTTTAATTCTACTACCAAACTTGTTACAATTACTTTTCCATATACTGGAGATTTTCCATTCTCTCTTAATGATAAAATACTTATTGAAAATGCAAAGGTTTCTGACAGTGAAAGTAAAGGATATAATTCCGAAAATTACAATTATGAACTATTCACTATAGAGCAATTAACCGTAGATGTTGGATTGGGTCAAGGAACATTAACCTATAGTTTAAAAGATTACTTAGAATCTGGAGAAGATCCTGGTGTTTTTGATAATATTAATTCTGTGGGTAGAATTATTCCGGAAAAATATTTCCCTTCATTTACTATTACGTTAAAAAGAGGTCAATATTTAGTTGGAGAAAATATTAAATCAGAGTCATCACAAGAAAAAGAAGGTTATGTATCTGATTGGGACGAATATTCGGGTCTTTTAACTATTTCAAATCCAACTAAGGAATTTCAAATTGGTGAAGTAATTCAGGGAGAATCTACTGGGGCAAAATCAAAAATTTTAAACATATACAAAACAGATTCTACAACTAATATTTCTTCAAAAACAAAGTTGAATAAAGGATGGAAACAAAATAGTGGATTTTTGAATGATGATATTCAAAAAATTCAAGATAGTTTCTATTATCAAAATTTTTCATATTCAATAAAATCAAAAGTAGATTATGATACTTGGAAAGACTCTGTTTTAACTTTAAATCACCCCAAAGGGTTCAAAGTTTTTTCTGATTATCAATTAGAATCTACTCAATATGCTGGAATATCAACAACTAAACCATCTGATCTTTCCGTTACATTAGATATTTTTAGCAAATCGGATTTTAATACTTATTATTTTGATCTTTCTTCAGAAAATATCTTCAATATAGACTCAAAATTAGTCTCAAATGAGATTATATTTAAAAATAAAGTAGTACAAGATTATATTTTATCATTCGGAAATAAAGTTCTTAGCATAGATGATATAAGTTCTCAATTTGATAGTAGTGATAATGTATCTAAAAAAGATTTTATTTTAACCAGTAACGATTATCCGATATTTAAGAGAGTTTTTAAAGGAAATGATCAGTCTATCGTAGATACTACATCAGATACTATAGAAATAGAAAATCACTTTTTTGTTACTGGGGAAAAAATTTCCTACTTTAATGGAACAAATTCAGTATCCAATTCAATTGGAATTGCTTCTACTTACTTTGGAGTGGGAATAGGGACGACAAATAAATTACCAAATGAACTATATGTAGTAAAAATAGACGATAATAAAATAAAGATATCGCGAAATGCAGAAGATGCGTTAAATTCTACACCAAAAACTTTAGATATCACTAGTGTCGGTATAGGAACAACTCATTATTTTTCTTGCTTTAATCAAAATTCTAGAGTATTAATTTCTATAGATGGAATTATTCAATCTCCAATTACAATAACATCAGTGAAAAGTTCATTGTCTCAAAATATTTCAATATCGACAGATTTTGTTTATGCTACAGGAATTTCTTCATTTTTTAATGGAGATTTTATAAAAATTGATGACGAAATAATGAAAATTAATTCCGTAGGTATTGGATCTACAAATTTAATAAAAGTAGATCGATCTTTATTAGGAACAGATCCAGAATCACATTCTCAAGGATCAATAATTACAAAAATTATTGGAAACTATAACATAAATGAAAATACTATCAATTTTGCATCACCCCCTTTATCACTAGTAGATCCTTTAGACGCATTCTTAACACAAAAATCGAAATTCCACGGAAGATCTTTTATAAAATCTGGCAATCCTGACCAAAATAAAGATACATATAGCAATAATTATATTTTTGACGATATTTCAGATTCTTTTACTGGTATTTCCAGTGGATTTATTCTTAAAAACAATCAAACGAATGTTTCTGGAATATCAACAGATAATATAATGTTATTAATTAATAACATTCCCCAGATACCATCAATAACAACAAACGAAATAACTCTAACAAATAATTATTATTTGTCTGAAGGATCTGGTGTTACTACAGTATTTTTTGTGGGTTCCAATAACATTCCAAATCAAACTGACATTAACACTGGGAATTTGCCCACAAAAGGAGTTATAGTATCTGTTGGATCTAGCGATAGTCTTGGATATCAACCATTAGTTTCTGCGGGGGGCACTGTTATTGTTTCAATATCTGGAACGATTTCCTCAGTTTCAATTGGAAATAGTGGATCTGGATATAGATCAGGAATACAAAGTCCGATTAGGGTTGGTGTTATAACTCAATATGAACAAGATAATAAAATTACTTATATTGGAATAGCAACAGTAAGCAAAGGAAATATAGTTGGGGTATCTATAACTAATCCAGGATCTGGATACTCCCAATCTAATCCTCCTATATTAACTATTGATGACCCTCTACCTTATTCAAATATTCCACTCATTTATTCATCACAGTCATCTGGCATAGGAACTCAAGCAAAAATTGATGTTATTGTTGGAAATGGATCCAGTATAATAAATTTTGAAATAAAGAACTTTGGTTATAACTATAAAAAAGGAGATATTTTAACTATTCCTATTGGTGGTACTATAGGAATTCCTACAGATACAACTAAACAATTTAAAGAATTTAATATTTTTGTTGAAGAAATAAGATCCGATAAGTTCTCAGGATGGTTTATTGGTGGAATTAAAGTACTTGATAATATAAGTGGTCTTTTCGATGGGGTTAGAAAAAGATTTCCATTGTCTATAGGAAATCAAAGATATTCTTTGATTTCTAACCAAGGATCAAAAATAAACCTTGAAAATAACCTACTAGTGTTCATAAATGATGTTTTGCAAGTTCCTGGCGAATCTTATAGTTTTACAAAAGGAGATAAAATAATTTTTAATGAAGCACCTAAAGGAAAATCTTCAGATAATGTAATTTCTGGAGATACTTGCAAAATTCTTTTCTATACCGGAAATTCTGTTTATGACACAAATACAGTTGATGCTATAGAAACCATTAAAGAGGGCGATGAACTACAACTTTCATACGATATTTTTTCAAATCAACCACAAAGTTTAGAACAAAATAAAAGAACAATAACTACTTTATACTCAAATTCAGCAGAAACTGAATTATATTTTGGAGAAGGAATTTCACAAGATCAAACTCTATATCGCCCAACATTTTGGAGAAAACAAACTGAAGATAAACTTATAGATTTTCTTATTGTTTCTAAAAATAGAGTAACTTATGAACCTGCAATATATCCAAGCGCATATATTATAAATTCAGTTGGTGTAAATTCAACCACTGTTTATGTTGATAATATAAGACCATTTTTCAATTCCCCCAAAGAATCATCTACCGGCAATTTAAATTTCCAATATGAAGTGACTTTATTATCCAATGACACAACAGAATTTGCCAGAGCATCTTCTGTTGTATCTTCAGCAGGAACAGTTACTTCAATTAATATTACGGATGCAGGTAGTGGTTATGTGTCTGCACCTTCTGTTATTTTAGAATCCCCAGTTGGTCTAGGAACTACTTTTAGAGCTTCGGCATCTTCGTCAATTAATGGAGGAAAAATATCAAATATTACAGTGACTTATGGCGGAAGTATGTATGAAACCACAAATCCACCTCAAGTTTTAATTGAACCACCTTCAATTAAAAAAGAAAAATGTATTGTATCTGATTATTTTGGAGATCATGGAATTATTACGGGTATTGCAACTACATCAATAGTTGGTGTTGCTGTTACTGGATTGGTATTTGATTTGTTCATACCAAATAATTCTTATCTTAGAAATAGTTCCATAAGTGGAACTGCAACTACTATAAGCGGAATTAAAACCGGAGACTATTTCGTTGTTTATAATTCTAAAGTTGGAAATGGAGTAACTTCCTTAAATTCTACAGGAAGCATAGTTGGGGTCGGAACTTCAAGGTTAGATAATGTTTATATCGCACGGTCAGTTTCTGTTGGGTCATCTTTTGTTCCTAGTGGAGGACAATCTTCAGTATTAAAAGTTGTAGTCAGTCTAGCGTCGTATAATAATCTAACCGGATTAGGATTTAGTGATTTTTATGGAGAGTATAGTTGGGGTAAAATAGATCTACAACAAAGATCTTCTTCCAATGAATATTCCTCATATAGAAATAATGGTATCATTGGATTGAGTACTAGTGCGGTTGTTATAAGATCCAATCCACTAAGATATGTTGGGTACGTTACGTAATAAATAAATAAATAAAACCTCATAAAAAATGTCGGCAATTATAACTGATCAATTTAGAATATTAAATGCTAAAAATTTTTTGAGTTCAATTTCTTCCACTCAAGATTCATACTATACCTTTGTAGGTCTACCAAACCCATCAGAGGTATTATCTACTTGGGATTCAGATCCCCCTTCCCACAAAGATAGTTTTAATGATGAGAATATTTGTTGGGAAACAATGATCTCATTGAAAAAAATTAATAGTAATGATGTTAGATTAGTAATACCAAAAATAACTTGGTCTTCTGGAAGAGTTTATGATTATTATAGACATGATTATACAATTTCAAATCGTCCTGAAATATCAGATTCTTCTACTTTATATACTTCATTTTTTTACGTATTAAATAGCGATTATCGTGTCTATATTTGCCTAGAGAACGGGACAAATCCAGAAAATGAAAAAGGGAAACCCTCATTAGATGAACCAACATTTGTAGACTTAGAACCAAGACCAGCCGGATCTAGTAATGATGGGTATATTTGGAAATATTTGTATACAATAAAACCTTCAGATATTGTAAAATTCGAATCCACAGATTATATACCAGTTCCTTCGGATTGGGAATCAAATGTAGAAAATGCTGCGATTAAGAATAATTCAACAGATGGGTCAATTAAAACTATAATTATAACAAATAGAGGTGTCTCTGTAGGATCTGGAAATCAAATTTACAAAAATGTTCCTATAAAAGGAGATGGAACTGGGGCAGAATGCACAATAGTAACTAATTCAGAACAAAAAGTAGAATCAATAACAATAACAAATCAAGGATCAGGATATACCTTTGGCAGTGTTGATTTAATTGCGGGTGGAATAACCACTTTTGATACTAGACCGACATTTGACGTTATAATTCCACCTAAAGGAGGTCATGGATTTGATATTTACAGAGAATTGGGGGCATTTAATGTATTAATTTATTCTAGATTGGAAAATGATGTTCAAAATCCAGATTTTATAACAGGAAACCAAATTGCAAGAGTTGGAATTATTAACAGACCAAGAGCATCTAATGGTTCTATATTATCATCAGATAAGGCAAGTGCTACTTACGCATTAAAATTAACCGGTTCTTCATACAATACCGCATCTTTTACTCCAGATTCTGTAATAACGCAAACAATAGGAACCGGAGTTACTGCAGCAGGAAGAGTAGTTAGTTACGATCAAAACACGGGTGTTTTAAAATACTGGCAAGATAGATCTATAGCAGGAATTAACACTGACGGTTCTCAACAAACAAATCCCATATATGGATTTAATTTGAACGAATTTACAAGTTCAATATCATCTGGAGGTAGTTTAACAATTACTGGAAATACTGGAGGAACTTTGAATATTGATTCTGGATTTACTGGCATAGATACAACAATAAATAATAAAAAATACTATTTGGGACAAAGTTTTGTTGGCGGAGTTGCTCAACCAGAAGTTCAAAAATATTCTGGAAATATAATTTATGTTGATAATAGGCCATCTATTACCAGATCAACAAATCAAAAAGAAGATATTAAAGTCATTTTGCAGTTTTAACGAATCATGTCACAACAAACAAATTTAAATGTATCCCCATATTTTGATGATTTTGACGCAAACAATGACTATTATAAAGTCCTATTTAAACCAGGATATCCCGTACAGGCGAGAGAATTAACCACACTCCAATCAATTCTACAAAACCAAATAGAAAAATTTGGGCAGCATTTCTTTAAAGATGGCGCAAAGGTAATCCCTGGAAATACTTTTTATAATAACTTTTATGAATGCGTAGAATTAGAAAATACTTATTTGGGAATCCCAGTATCTTCTTATGCAGATCAATTGGTAGGTTCTACAATAACAGGTCTAACTTCTGGAATAACTGCTGTAGTAAACCAAGTTTTACTTCCCCAAAATTCTGAAAGAGGAAACTTAACATTATACCTCAATTATCTCCAATCCAGTACAGTTGGGTCTGGAACTAGATTTGTTGAAGGAGAACAACTCTCTTCAAATAATATTGTAATTTCTCAATTACTAGGAACTTCTAATATTCCAGTAGGAGAACCGTTTGGGATAACTGTCTCTAGAAATTGTACCTCAACAGGATCTTCATTTTCTGTCAACGATGGTATATATTTTATTAGGGGACATTTTGTAAGGGTAAGTAAAGAAACCTTGATATTGGATCAATATTCATTTACCCCCAACTATAGAATTGGTTTTTTTGTAAATGAGCAAATTATAAACTCAGATTTAGACGAAGAATTAAATGATAATTCTCAAGGATTTAATAATTATTCTTCTCCAGGTGCAGATAGATTAAAAATCACTGTTTCTTTATTTAAAAAAAGTTTAGATGACTTTGAGGATACTAATTTCATTGAATTAGCAAGAGTAAGATCTGGTGTTATTAAATACTCTTCTGATAAGTATACTCAATACAGTGGTTTGGCAGAAGAATTTGCCAGAAGAACATATGATGAATCTGGAGATTATTATATAAAACCTTTTGATGTTGTTTTGAAAAATTCATTAAATGATAAACTTGGTAATAGTGGAATATTCAATTCCACCGATTTAACTGATGGTGGATCAGTGCCTTCAGATGATCTTGCTTTATATCAAATTTCTCCCGGAAAAGCATATGTAAGAGGTTATGAACTCGAAGTCATAAGCAGTTCTCTTATTGATGTCCCTAAACCAAGAGAAACAAAAACACTAGAAAATCAAACTATCGTATATAATACCGGACCAACATTTAAACTAAATAGAGTTTATGGTTCTCCGAAAGTTGGAATTGGAAATAATTATGTCCTTAGTCTCAGAGATTCTAGAGTTGGTAACACAGGAATAACTTCAGAAGGAAAAGAAATTGGTGTTGCGCGAGTATATGATTTTAGACTAGAATCTGGATCATATGACAGCAATAACCCCAACCTCAATGAATGGAATATATCATTATATGATATTCAAACAACTACAGAAATAACTTTAAATGAAGCAATAACATTAAGTACTCCTACTTTTGTTAAAGGGAAGAATAGTGGAGCTACTGGATTCTTAAAAACCTCCGTAAGTAATAGTACTTTAATGGTTCTCTATCAAACAACAGGAGAATTTTCAAATTTTGAGACTCTGATTTTTGATGGAGATGAGACAATCAGCAGAATTTGTAGGAATGTAATTTCATATGGAATTTCTGATGTTAGATCAGTATATGGAACAGTAGGAACAGGAAAGACTTTCTCTGCTGATGTCATCCAAACAACCAAATTTAATGTTGGAATTGCTAGCATAGTACCAAACAATTCTTCTATTATCATTACAAGTACAAATCCTCTTTTCTCTGGAAAAAATGTAAAGGTTGGAGAAATAATAAAATATACAAATCCACAAAAGTTGTCTTTGCCTTATTATGCAAAAGTCAGTGGGATTAATACTGCATCCATAGAAGCGGTAGGAGTTACTTCCGTATCAAATTTTATAGAAGGTGGTATCCCATCAAGTAACATTATTGTGAATGATTTAGAAATATTAACAACTTCTTTAGTATCATCACAAGATAATACTTTATACTCAAAATTATCAAAAAGTAATATTTCCAATGTTGATTTAACAAATTCTACATTAACAATTAGAAAAAGTTTTGATAATCAAATAATAACTTCAGATAAATTGATAGTTTCTTTAAGTGATCCAGACGAATCATTTTTGCCATTTGATGAAGAAAGATATACTTTAACAAATTCAAATGGAACTATACAAACATTGACTAAAGATAAGTTTTCTATTAATGGAAATACTTTAACAATTAGTAATATTTCATTTGATTTGGGTGGATCTACTTTAGTTGCTACTATTAGAAAAAGCAAACCAAAAGAAAAAATCAAAAAGAAAAATAGAATCAATTATACAATTATTGACAAGTCAATACTAGAAGGTTCTGGTACTGGACAAGATACAATAAACAATGGACTAGTGTATGGAAATTATCCTTATGGAACAAGAGTTGAGGATGATCTAATTTCTCTAAATTATCCAGATGTAATTGAAATTCATGCAATATTTGAATCTAAGGGAACTTCCGCTGCCAATTCCCCATCATTGTTACTTTCTTCAATAGGAAGTCAGAGTGGAAAAACTTCGGATCTAATAATCGGAGAGAAAATTATAGGCGAGTCTAGTGGATCGGTTGCAATTTTAGTAGAAAGAAAAACAGATTCTGAAATTAGATATATTTCAAAAAATAATATTTCGTTCAGAATTGGAGAAACCTTATTGTTTGAAGAGTCTAACATTAAGTGTATTTTAGCATCTTCGGATTCTGATAGTAATGACATTACTACTCATTACTCATTCAATTCTGGACAAAGATCAACTTTCTATGATTACTCTACTGTAGTAAAGAAATCTAACTTTAATTCTCCAACCAGACAATTAAAAATATATTTTTCCAATGCATATTATGATTCTTCAGATGAAGGAGATATAACAACAAGAAACTCTTATTTTGAATGTGATTATTCAAAAGAAATAGCAGTCGTTGACAATACTAGAGTGACTGATATTATTGATATTAGACCAAGAGTTTCTCCTTATACTGCAACAATTGATACTAGATCTCCACTAGAATTTTATGGAAGATCATTTACTACATCCGAAAATTCTTCTAAAAATTCTTTAGCATCTGATGAATCTATTGTATTAAATTACTCTTTCTATCTCGGAAGAGTAGATACTATCTATTTGAGCAAAAATGGAACTTTACAAACAAAGTTAGGAGCATCTGCAGAAAATCCAGAAAGACCAGTTCCAATAGATGATTCTTTAGAAATCGCGACTATTAATTTACCACCATATCTTTACAATGCTTCAGATGCAGTTATAAATCTCACTGAACATAAAAGATATCGAATGCATGATATTAAAGTGTTGGAAGATAGAATAAGAAATCTAGAATACTATACAAGCCTTTCTCTTCTTGAATCAAAAACTTCAAATCTTTTAATTCAAGATTCTAACGGATTGAATAAATTTAAATCTGGATTCTTTGTAGATAATTTTTCTGACGATAAGGCACCTATTCAAGATCTTTCATTTGGAAGAAATAACTCTATAGATCCATCATCACAAGAATTAAGACCCAACATAGATACACAAAATATCAATTTACTTCCATTTAATGATAAAATAATTTCCGTAGATGATGATAACTCCATAGAAGGAGAAAATGTAGTTATTAATGATGGTATTATCACATTAAGATACACGGATACTATATGGAGAAGTCAAGATATAGCTACTAGGACAGAAAGTGTAACGCCTTTTATCTTAAATTACTGGAAAGGATCAATAGAACTTACTCCATCAACAGATACTTGGTTTGATTCCCCAGTACTATTGGAAGCAGAAAACTTTATTGCTGATGTTGGAGATGCCGATTTATACAAAAAAGTGTATAATCTAAATGAATCTGGGGCATTAGTTACTTATAATAATTGGCAAACTACATGGTCAGGAACTCCTGATAGAAAGACTGAAGAGAATAAAACCAATTTAAGGCAAGTGACTTATCAGGGATGGACCACAAATACTAGAATATACAATGAAAAAACTATTACTACTTTTGAAACTGGAACCACTTCAAGAACAGGGACTAAAATTTCACTAGATCCTTCTATCGGATCTCCAATAAGTGTAGGACAAAGAGTGGTTAAAAGGGATAATTCCCAATTTATAAGGTCTAGAAATATTCAATTTGAAGGAAAGGGACTTCTTCCAGGAACGGAAGTAAAGGCATATTTTGATGGTGTTGATGTTACAAATAATTGTTTTCCAAAATTACTTGAAATAGAAATGGTTTCTGGTACAGGAAAGTTCCAGATTGGAGAAAATATCATTGCTAGTTTTAATAATGGCACTACTTTGCAGCATAATGCAACATTAAGAGCTTGTCATCCAAGACATAAATCTGGTCCTCATGCAATTATAAATGAAAATGATTTTAAAACTTACTTCAAAATTAATCCCTACACAAATGTAGAAATTCCAAACAATTATAGCGAGACATCTGATATTTTAAACATAGATACTTATCTTTTATCAGATACATCTTCTTCGAGTTATGGTGGAATTGTTTTCCCTAATATGATTCTAGAAGGTGCTACTTCTAAGGCAAAAGCTAAAGTTCTTCGTACAAGATTGAAAGTAGATTACAGTTCCGTTGTTATGGGTAGTTTCTTTATATACCCAGCAAAAGACTCATTGGTTAAATTTGGCACAGGAACAAAGACATTTAAATTGTCAGATCAATCCTCAACAGATGCGCAAGAAAACTTTACTGCAAGTGGATTTGTAGAAACTATCCAACCTACCACAATTTCAGTAAGAACCTATAAATTAGCATCAAGGGAAATATTAGAAACTGGGCAAACTCAAGAAAGAGTTCTTAAAACAGATATAACCCAAGAAACTGTATCTAGAACTTCTGTCGATAATACCCCACCGCCTCCACCACCGCCATCATATAGTTATAGTCCCCCTCCACAACCAGCGGCACCTGCAGCACCTGCAGCACCTGCAGCACCCGCAGCACCCGCAGCACCCGCAGCACCAACACAAATAAACTATGATGGACCAGTTTATGCTCAAGGTGCTCAGCAAAGATTAGTAGAGGCAGCAGCTGCTGTTGGATTAACTGGAGGACTAAGAAGTGTAGCAGAACAACTTGGAATTAACAACTTTGAAAGAGGTGGAGGAGGAAATGTATCCAAAGAATTGGGAGATAAAATTACAAATAGACTTGTAGGGAAAGGAGCAAATATTTGTGCGAGAGATCCTTTAGCTCAATCATTTACTGTAGGTTCAAAGGGAGTATTTTTGAGTAAGTGTGTTATTTACTTCAATTCCAAGCCATCAACTGATGGTCTTACTGTAGATTTTGAACTTAGATCTATGTCAAATGGATACGTATCCAGCGGTCCAAAACCATCAGATTATATTTTAGATGGTTCTCAAATTTCAAAATTACCATCTGAAGTTAATATTTCAAATGATGGTTCAGTAGGAACTGAATTTAGATTCAAGCATCCCATTTATTTGGAGGGAAATAAAGAATACGCGATAGTTTTATTATCACAATCTCCAGATTATTCGGTATTTATTTCAAGAGTTAATGAAACTGATTTAATTACAAATTCATTTGTATCAAATCAAGAAGATTTTGGATCCTTGTTCAAATCCCAAAATTCAACAACTTGGGAACCAAGTCAATGGGAAGATTTAAAATATCAACTTTGGAGAGCAGATTTTGTTAGATCTGGTTTTGTTAATTTCTATAATCCAAAACTAACTAATGAGACTTTAAATTATTCTAAAAAATTATTCCCAGATTCAGTTATACTAAATTCCAGAAAGCTTAGAATTGGATTAGCATCATCTCTACCAAGCAATTCGGGACTAGTAATAGGAAACACTATTTTACAATCAAATTCAAAAGGTGTTGGAAATTATGTCGGAAGTGCAGGATCTGCTTTTGGAGCACTAAATCTAATAAATTCTGGCATAGGATATACTCCATCTTCGGGAAGCCTTGTATTTTCTAACGTAAATTTAGAAACTATTACGGGAGATGGAAGAAATGCGTCAGCAACTATTTTTATAACTAACGGAAAAGTATCTTCAGCTCTTATTAGCAACGGTGGAATAGGATATAAGATTGGCGATGTTCTCGGAATTTCGTCCGGATCATTAAATGTGGGGTCTGGGGCAAGAGTTTCTATATCAAGCATATCTTCAGTAAATGAAATAATAGTAGATAATGTCCAGGGAGACTTTATAGTTTCTGGAACACCATCGCTTCAATATAAAAATGATGTTGGTTCAACTGTCAATTTAAATATTGCAGCAAGTAATATAATTACAGTTTCTGATGGTTTGCATGTAAAAGTAAATCAAAAAAATCATGGGATGCATTCATCCCAAAATTATGTAATTATTTCTGGCGTTGAGAGTGATATAAAACCAACAAAACTATCTCAAAATATTGTTGCTAGCACAATAACCTCCGGAGGTTCGATATATGTAGATGACTCCAGCAACTTCCAATCTTTTGAAAATGTTGGAGTAGCTTCAACAAATCCAGGTTATTTGCTTATTGGAAATGAGATAATACCATACGAATCTACCTCAAATGGAGCAATTAATGGATTAATAGTAAAACCTGAAAAAGATTATGAAGTGGGAACTTTGGTTTATAAGTATGAATTGGGCGGAGTGTCTCTAAGAAGAATCAATAAGCAACATAATTTATCTCTTGTTGATACTTCAATTATTAAGGATCCAATAGAATTTGATTCATATCACGTTAAACTTGATATGTCTTCTGCTGGAATTGATAGATCTGTAGAGACCTCTTTACCAAAACTCTATATAAATGAATCTAAATCATCGGGAGGATTAAATATTTCTGCCTCCAAAAATATACAATTTGAACTAATTCAACCAATAATCCCAAACACTACAGTCACTGGAACATCAATAAGTGGAGTAATTAGAACTACTCAAGGAACAAGTATAAATGGTAATGAATCTTCTTTCATAGATGTTGGTTTTGAACCAGTTTCAATATACGAAAATAATTATCTAGATTCCCCAAGGATCATCTGTTCAGATGTAAATGAGGTTCAGAATTTACTAGGAGAAAAATCATTCAACTTGAGAGTCAATTTATCTTCTACTGATAGTTTATTAAGTCCCACGATTGATGCAAGAGCATCATCAATTACTCTGGTTACAAATAGAGTCAATGATGTTATAGATGACTATGCACAGGATAATAGGGTTAATAGTCCAATTGATGATCCAACTTCATTTAAGTACATTTCGAAAGAGGTTCAATTAGAAACTTCCTCTACATCTATAAAAATTATATTAGATTCTCATTTGACTTCAAGTTCAAATATTCGCGCTTTTTATGCAATTAGCGATAATCCTAATTTCTCGCCAATATTCATACCATTCCCCGGATATTTGAATTTAAACAAATATAAAGAAGTTATAAATTTTGAAGATAGTGACGGTCTTCCGGACAACTATATTTTACCTTCAACATTATCAACATTTAATAATGTTGATTTTAGAGAATGTACATTTACCGCAAATAATTTACCATCTTTCCGTTATTTCAGAATAAAACTAATAGGAACATCGAGCAGTCAAGTTCATGTTCCTAGAATTAAAAACCTAAGAGTTCTTGCTCTTGCATAAACTATGAAATATATTAAAGTAAAAGATAATAGTGATTTGGTAAGAGATGTTACCACAAATTCCATTATTAATACAAATGTAAATGAATATCAAAGATACTTATCTATGAAAATGGATAGAGATGCTGAGAGTAAAAAATTACAGAATTTTGAAAATGATTTGAATAATATTAAAGATGATATCAATGAAATAAAATCTCTACTAAGGAGTTTAATAAATGAATCCCGATGAAATTAAATTGGAAAATTTGAGCAAAAGTTTTGAATATTTTAAATATTCCTCAGAAATAGATTCTATAGATGATATTGATAAATTAAAAGATATTGCAAAATGTTATTATAAATTGTATTTAAAACAACAAGAAGTTGTTTTAAACCTTTCGTCTATGAATTTTTCATAAATATTTTTACGAGGTAATAAAAATGGCACAACCATCTACCAGGCAAGAATTAATAGATTACTGTAAAAGAAAACTTGGTGCCCCAGTTTTAGAGATAAATGTTGCTGACGAGCAAATTGAAGACTTGGTAGATGATGCTATACAATTTTTTCAAGAAAGGCATTTTGATGGCGTTTATCCCACATTCTATAAGTATAAAGTCACATCACAAGACATCGCTAGAGGAAGAGCAAGAGGATTAAATCAAAACTCTGTAGGTATTGTCACTACCACAGTATCAACTAATATAGTAGGAACTGCTGCTACATTTTCTTATGAAGAGAATAGCAATTACTTGCAAGTTCCGCCCAATGTTATAGGAGTAAATAAAATTTTCACCTTTGATGGTGCTAATACTATTACCCACAATATGTTTAGTGTTAAATATCAACTATTTTTAAATGATATTTATTATTGGGGAACTACTGAACTTTTAAGTTATGCAATGGTAAAAACATATTTGGAAGATTTGGATTTCTTATTAAATACACAAAAACAGATAAGATTTAATAAGAGGCAAGATAGGTTGTATTTGGATATTGATTGGGGATCAGTAACAGAAAATCATTATTTTATTATAGATTGTTATTCAACTTTAGATCCAAATGATTATTCAAGAGTTTGGAATGATTCATTCATAAAACCATATTTAACTTCTTTGATTAAAAGACAATGGGGACAAAATATGATGAAATTCACCGGAGTTAAACTTCCAGGTGGAGTGGAATTGAATGGAAGACAAATGTATGATGATGCTCAAAAAGAGATTGATATTTTAATGGAGAAGATGTCAAATACTTATGAGCTCCCTCCACTAGATATGATTGGTTAATTATGTTAAATCCATTTTTTCTACAAGGTTCCAAATCAGAGCAGGGTCTCATACAAGACTTAATTAATGAGCAATTGAGGATGTATGGAATAGAAGTTTATTATCTACCAAGAAAATATATAACAGAAAAAAAGGTAATTAGAGAGGTTATTGAATCTGAATTTTCAAATGCATATCCAATAGAAGCTTACCTAGACAATTTTGAAGGTTATGGTGATAACACAACAATATTATCTAAATTTGGAATACAAGCACTTAATGAAATTAATTTAATAATTTCTAGAGAGAGATTTAAAACTTATATTTCTCCATTAATAGAGAACATACCAAATATTAAATTATCTACAAGACCTAAGGAAGGAGATTTAATTTATTTCCCTCTCGGGGATAGAATTTTTGAAATAAAATATGTCGAGCACGAAAAACCTTTTTATCAACTTCAAGGACTATATACCTATCAGTTAAAATGCGAATTGTTCCGCTACGAAGATGAAATTATTGATACTGGAATAACAGATATTGATGACAATATAAATGGAAGTATAGGAGGAGATGTATCTCCAATTGGTCCAATACAAAAACTCCAAATGATAGGGGTGGGCATAACTGCAACCGCAAGCACTGGAATAGTAAATGGTGGAATTAGATTTATAACGGTAACCAATAGAGGAGGAGGTTATACTGGCATACCTGCCGTTGGAATTTCTTCTGCCCCAGCAAATACACAATCTGCTTCTGCAATCGCTAAGATGATTGGAGGAATAGTCGTATGTAACGACAATACAAATCCATCCGCACAATCAGTACAAAGTGTTGAAATTACAAACCCAGGATATGGATATACTACAACTCCTGGAGTTAGATTTATTGGTGGTGGTGGCAATGGAGCAACCGCAAAAGCAACTCTAGGAGATGGAATAGTAGGAATTATTACTATTACTAATTCGGGTTCAGGTTATGTAAATCCACCAACAATAACTTTTACTGGCATTTCATCAGTTTCTGCAGCAGCAACAGCAGTTGTTTCCGCTGCTGGATCAATTACTTCTATTAGAATCACGAATGCCGGTCTTGGATATACACAGACACCAACAATTGTCATTGGTACTCCTTCAATTAATTCGAGTGGAAGTTTTATATTCAACGAAATTGTAACAGGAAATCAAAGTGGAGTAACTGCTAGAGTTAGATCTTGGAATTCTATTACAAATGTGTTAGAGGTTTCTAATGTAAATGGACAATTTAATCCAGGAGAAAACATAGTAGGAACTGCATCAAGTGCTTCTCATTATTTGAGAAGAGTAGAAACCCTTTCGGTTAAAGATGGTTTTACAAATAATGACGAAATTGAAGATGAAGCAGATGAAATAATAGATTTTAGTGAAAGAAATCCCTTTGGGATGCCATAAATAGAAAATAATCAATCAATTTATTAATATAGTAAGGAAAGTTAAAGTATGTTTGAATATTTTTATCACGAAATTTTAAGAAGGACAGTTATTGCATTTGGTTCTTTGTTTAATGATATTAGTATCAAGCATACTGACAACAATCAGAATGTAAAGAGTGTAATAAAAGTACCTCTTGCATATGGACCAACTCAAAAATTTCTTGCAAGATTAGAGCAATCGCCAGACTTGAACAAACCGGTTCAAATTACTCTGCCAAGAATGTCTTTTGAATTTACGGGATTAACATATGATTCCTCAAGAAAGGCGACAACGACTCAGACATTCACTATGAAATCGTCTTCAAATGGGACAGAAACTAAGAAGGCATATTTGCCAGTTCCATATAATATGCAATTTGAACTTAGTATTATGTCCAAATTGAATGATGATGCATTGCAAATCATTGAACAAATTTTACCATATTTTCAACCAGCATATGCTATGTCTGTAGAATTGGTGGAAGATATTGGAGAAAAAAGAGATATTCCTGTGGTTTTAGAAAGCATTAGTATGCAGGATGATTATGAAGGAAACTTTCTTACAAGAAGGGTGTTGTTATATACTTTAAGATTTACAGTAAAAACTTATCTTTTTGGACCAGTTTCTTCCGCAACAAAAGATATTATCAAAAAAGCAACTATTGGTTATATTGCAGGCGATACTACAAATTCTCCAATACGAGAAGTTGTTTATTCTGCCCAACCAAGAGCAATTAAAAACTACACAGGCAACGTTCTGACTACATTAACTAAAGATATAAGTGCAGAGGATATATTAATTCAAGTCAATGATTCATCTTCTATACTCCCCAATACATATCTTGATATTGAAGGGGAAGAGGTGTTTGTAAAAATTATTTCAGCAAATACTTTGACTGTAGAAAGAGGAAGAGACGAAACAACAGTTACTTCTCATCTAATTGGAGCAGAAGTAAAATCTATAACCTCATCTGATAATTTATTGGTAGAAGATGGTGACGATTTTGGTTTTAGTGGTTCAAATCTATAAAATTTATGAAAATGACAAAAAAATTCGATGGTTTGAATGAAACGTTTAATACTAGCGCAGAGATTGTATCTAAAAAAATAGACAGCAATACAGAAAATATTGAAATATCTACAAATACTATTTCTGATGATATAAAAAAAGATTACATTTATACTAGAGGAAATTTATACTCTCTTATAGAAAAGGGTCAAGAAGCTATTAATGGGATCCTGGAATTGGCTCAGGAAAGTGAGATGCCGAGGGCATATGAAGTTGCTGGACAACTCATTAAAAGTGTCGCTGATGCAACGGACAAATTAATGGAACTGCAAAAAAAATTAAAGGATATTGAAGAAGATAAACCAAAAGGACCAACAACAGTGAATAATGCCTTGTTTGTAGGATCTACGGCAGAATTAGCAAAATTTTTAAAACAACAATCCCAAGAAACTGTAGAGTAATAAATATAAAAAGGTACTTCTCAATTCAATGTCTAGATTGAAATCTCATAAAACAGTTGAGCAAATTGCGAAGAAACATCGTCTTGACGTTTCTTTTATACAAAAGCAACTTGATATGGGAGAGCCTATTGAGCATGAACATACTCAAGATCACAATCTTGCCAGAAATATTGCCCTTCAACATCTTGACGAAATACCAGATTATTATACTCGTTTGAAAAAAATGGAG